AAGATCATAATTACCATCAGATGCAGTAAGTGTTTGAGTTCTTTGAGCGATAGTCCATTGATTAAGGCCACGATTTGCCCAATCAGCAAATAGTAGGTTCAGCGATCTTTTGGCAGTTTTGAGATCGTATCCTGTACGCATCTCTAAACCACAACGCTCAAATGCTTCTTCGATGTAATCACTTACATCAAGCTCAAAATTCGCTGAACCAGAAGTTGCCATTATTTCTTAGCCTTACCGCCACGCATCATTTTCTTGGCTGCGCCGCCCTTTTTCATCCCCATCGCCTTGCGCGGAGAAACGTTCATAGCTGCTCCGCCACCACGCATACGACGCGCTGCCTTTTTAGCGGCTCCGCCACCCATCATCTTCTTAGCTTTTTTGACCATTTTGGATCCTCTTTTCTCGCCGGTGTAAGATAAGCTTGATGTAGTCTTCAGGCTCATAATTCTCGTAGTATCCCACTTTTTCTAGCTTTTGACTAGCATCGTCCAATTCAGATAGCCTCTGAATAAAAATGATAGCCACTTCTCCCTCAAACACCAATACCCACAAATCTTGTTTGGTGATGGAAAAGTAACTATTCATCGCCATACAGGCGGCTTCTAGTTCGTCATATGAACGCTCTGGGTTCTCCTCAACGCAAACGGTTAAAGCGGTATTCGGATCAAAATTAACGCACTCATCTGCAACGCGATCCCACAAATCACCGTCACAAACCACTACTTTCACGCGATTATCCATCCATGCTTTTTTGGCATAGGGACAAGAGGCAAACCCTGAATCTGGATCGACGGGGGTTAAATCCTCCATGATCCAGCGACGAATCATTTCCTTCATTTCTTTTTACGTCGGACAGCCTTTACTCGGCGCGGCTTGCCTGCCGGTTGACCGATGCGTTTTTTCTGGGCTATGCGTGATCTTTTTTCCGACTTTGTAAGTTCGGAAGCTGTTTTTGGAGTCTTAGAGGACACCCTTTTACTGGGGCGACAATATGGAGTACCCCGTTTTTCACCTTTGCGACGCCCACACGCCTTTCCTGTCCTAACGTCCTTCCAGTCTTCTTTGAACCATCTTTTAAGCGCAAGACCACTTTTTGTCTTTCTAACTGCCATTGCTCAAACTACCTACGTTGAACGTACAACCAAATAATAAAGACTATAAACGCTATAAACACCAAGGCCAAAAGCATTATGCAAAGTATCTCGACAAACTTACGCCGTCGCTCTCGTTGCCGATACAACGTCTCCTGACGTTGCTTGCGAATTCGACCCTCCATACGAACCAGTGAGTCCCAATGAGACTGACCCATGGTGAACTGAATCCATTGCTGGAGTTCTTGACGCTGTTTCTGTGCTTTAGTTTTGGCAGCGAAGACTTCAATAGCTTCTTGTTCGACGGTCTTGCCGCCAAATAACTTCTTGAAAATAGGGGGATTTTTGGCTTCTTTTTCTGCTTGGTCTAGGTCGCTCAAAGCGCCCATCCACCTAGATAAGTCGCTTGCCATAGACTCAATATCTCTGCCAATGGCGAAGCCCTTTTTCAGCGCACCAAAAGCTGCTGAAGCAGTGGCCATAGCTGTAACGGGATCCATTAGTACACCTTTACGTTTTTATTCACCACTTCTGGCAAACAATAAGACGTTATAAGGTTTCCTTGCCCATGAAGCCTTTTAGCAAAATAAATGCAATCATCTATATTTCTAAATCTAAGAGGTTCGTCTTTCACTCTAACTCCGTCTAAGAAGACGTATAAGACGAAGACATGAATTATCTCAATTTTGTCGCCTTCCTTCGGCGCTCCATCACAGAGCCACACCCTCTTGCGATCATGCCGTCTTTTGGTTGTTTATTGACCTTACGCTTCCGTGTCTGCATTTCAGCCGCTACTGCACCGCCAACTTCCATCTTCTTGGCCTTCTTCTTCTTTTTGCCTCCGGTGCCATAGTTAGCAGCGCCGACCTTTCGGCATTTTGCGATAGCCCCACTTGCATATGCGCTCGGAAAAACTCTGTAGCGCGCCTTAACCTTATGATAACAAGCGTCTTTTGGCATGTTCTTCCCCTTCTGTGGTGGGTTAGATATTTGTTTGCTCATCTGTGAGCGGCCAATAGCCATCAGATTAACTGTTCCAATCCAGCGGCCAGCACAATGAGAATCATTATCCCCCACATACGATTGTCTAATGATTTCAGCTTGTCCTGAATATCAGCATATCTTTCGCTGCAATCAGATTCATGCTTTTCCAAAAGCTTTAATACTTCATCGGCCTTCATTAACACTTCCACCTTTTACGAGCTTGACGAAGACGAGAATTAGGATTCTTCGCTGCTTTTGGAAACTTTTTCATCTGTCCAGCAGAACGAGCGCAGAAAGACTTTCTTCGCTTTGCCGCCGCACTTCCGGGCTTAACCTTGCCTGTAACAGCAGTTTTAAGCTTAGAGCCGGGGTTTTTTCTTCGATACGCCGCCACCCCAGCCTTAGTCATTCCCGCCCCAGCTTTTGTGGGGCGGAAATTCTTTTTATTGCGCGGCGGCATCTTTGCCTTGCGCCTAGCCATTATGCGTACTCTTTACGCATATACAGGATGATGGTGTAGGTATCAGCGCTACTGTGACCAACCGTAGTAAAGTTAATATCACCAGTTTTGCCAGATCCAGCGTTGTTAGTTAATCCACCAAACAACGAGTAATCGTGATTACCACTTTGATTCTCGCCAAGCTCAATACAAAAAGCATCTGAAGATGCGTCAAAAAGAATTTGCACCTTCATGCCAATGCACTGCCACCAAATTCTTTCTATGGCAACACCAGTGCATGTTTTTTGATTGCCTGTATTAGAGGTTGAAGCTCTTAAAGCACTAACATCAACTTTTGTAACAGCAGATTCACCACTACCATCGCTAACATTGGTGAATTTCATCACCGCATAGCGATCACCGTCGATAAGAGTTTGAGAGGTTACGGCATCAGCCATTTACGCCTCCCTTATTCTACGCCGTTATTGGCCATCGCGTATGTCAAGATGCCTGTAAAAGTTCCGCCAGAGGCCGCAGAAGATCCTACGTTGCCAGTAACGGTAGCATCAGCCGCGAGGCCGCCAGCAACAGCCAAAGCGCCGTCAGCGCCTTTTAAAGAGCCTTTTGTATCAGCATCTACTTCATTGAAAAGGCCATCAGGATCAGCGGATGTGCCAATGTCTACAGTAGGATTGGTTCCACCAGTAGCGCCGCCAATTGACATAACCGAAATTGGCATCGCGCCAGCCGGTAGAACTAATGTCTCACCAGAGGAAGATGACGTGCCAATGCGAACACTGGTAGCACCAGTGGCAGTTGGATCAAATGAAAATTGAACAGATTGCACCATCACACCGGGGGTGTGAGTGCCTTTGAGGCCGCCGCCGTAAGAACGAACAACGCCTTGAAAGGTAGTATTTGCCATTTTGTACTCCTGTCGTGGCAAGTGTCAGATTCACAATGAATCTGTCAGGGACAAAAAAACTATACACAAAAAAAGGGCGACTGAAAAGCCGCCCTTTCCGAACATTTGTTCTGGTTTATGCGCCGGGCGAACCAAACACACAACGCGGATCAGAGAAGCCGAAGCTATAACGCTCACGAGCCTTGAAACGCATATTACCAGTATCGAAGTCAGCTTCCATGTTGGTAGCCAATGGCGCACGTTCAAAGTGCTTAAAGCCATTTGGAGCATCCGTCTTGATGAAGAAGGCATCCGGGTCAGTCAGGAAGTGATTGATGGTATAACCATCAGGCAGCATACCCATGTTCCGAAGTGCGTTCACATCATTATCAGAAGTACCAACGCGAAGAGTCGATTCTAGCAGACGATCAGCAATAAACTGAAGCTGCGGTGGAATGATCAGCTTCATGCCACGAAGGGCAATGATCATGTTCCGCTCATCAACGAAAGTGGAGATGTCGATAAGAGCATTCTCCAGAGAAGTTTCGTTGAGGTCAGCCGCAACAGAAGGCTCATTACGGAAAGTGCCTCCACCAGCAAGCGGGTGGTCAGTAGCGCAAAGCTCTTTACCATCACCGCCAGTAAAGCTGCTGCTGAACGCATTGTTCAGTGTTGCAGCGGCCTTAACCTGCTTAGTGTGAGCCATGGAACGTGCCAAGGCACGAGTATAACGAGCGCCAAGGCGGTCGTACAAGTTGTCTTCCATAGCCTCTTCTGTCAGCGCAAACGCCAAAGCAATTGTCTCGTGTGTATAACGAGCAGTATATGCCTCGGAAGCAGAATCGAATGCGACTCCAGCACCTTCCGACTTGGTGTTTGCATTTCCAAAGCCGACCAACATCACTTCTTCTTCAAATGCACGATCTGAAGATTCTGTTTCGTAGATTTCGGCATGTTCGGCATCGTAACGATCATATTCCATTCCGAACAGAACGTTGAGGCCGGGTTCTAGCTCTTTCGCTAGTTGAGCGCGAGAAATAGCCATCGATCAGCCTCCCTATGCTAATCCAGCGCTTTTAACGCCGAATATATGGTTTTGAATAACGCATAGAACATTTGTTGCATCGGAGGATACATCGTTATTCTCTGGATCCTCAGAAATGTCTATCACCTTAACTGACAAAGTTGTACCTGTGCCACCGTCAGCGACATTCAACTCTGCACCAGAGATGCCAGTTGTTGTGCTTCCAGAGGTGGTATAAACAATGTCAAAGTTTCCGAACAAGTCAGCAACAGGGAATGCAGCATTACACTGAATTTCAAAAACAACCATAGGGTCATCAATGACAAAAGCAATAATGTCAGAAGCATTAGTGCTTGCGGGATAGAAGTTAGAGAACTTCTGCTCACCAGTTGTCGGATCAGTGTACTGACATCCATTAAACACACCAACGATTGGCACTGTGCCACCATCAGCATGAACTTCGATTCCACCGCCAGTAACTTGAGCAACCATATCACCTTGGAAGATGTTGGTATCATAGTTAGCAGCGATACGATAACGGCTTTGCCCACCGGTATAAGGGGTTCCCCCTATCCTTTTTACGGGGCGCATGCCAAAAGCGGCATCGTTATTTGCCATTTTTTAGCTCCTAATTGTCAGCTACCTTTGGGCCTCCGAAAGACACAGAGGTAGAGCGTTGCGGTTTAAGCTTTGGCATCGCGGCATTGGATTCACGCATCCAATCACGATCCACAGCTTCCATCTGATTTTGAGTTACGCCCTCATAGTGAGAGTTCCTCTGATCCGCAATTTCTTCTGGGATTCTTGCGAGAAGAAGACCCCCAACGCCAATTACGCCAGCGTTTTTGCCTTCATCAATCACAGGCGCATCAAACTCAGGATAATCTTCAGCACGAACTAACTCATATCCTTCACGACGACGCTTATGAATGTTGTTCCGGTCATCGTATTCCATGACCGACTCTCGAATCCACCTGTGTTTATACCCTACAGGAGCTTCGGGTGCTTCAAGCGTTGAGGGTGGTTTCCAATCGGCAGTACGCATCTCTGTTTCACGGGTTTGCGAATCCCGACTTGCACGATTAGTCATCAGGCACTCCTCTGCTTTTCAAGCCTAGAAACCTCTTGAGCATACTTCTCCAGAGGAATTTTCATTTTGGTTGCAAATGCAACCTGACCGGGAGTTAACTCCACCGTTTTTTTGCCGCCCTTTCTGGTAGCTGACCGTCCACTGGACGCAGGAGCAACGGCAGGGGCGTTCTGCCTATTGCCCTGTGATTTATCAAGAAAAGCGCTCATACGCTTGTCAATCTCTGCATAATATTCGTCTGTAGATGGATCAAACCCTTCTGATCCAACAATTTGCTCATGGATGCCCTGTGCAGCACCTGTAAGCGCTCTATCTGTTCCAAACCAAGGATTTTGCTTCATCCATGATTGAAGCTTTGGATCAAGCTCCTCTACCCGCTGCACTTGTTGCTTCTGAGGCTCTTGAATTTGTTCTGGTTGTTGCGCTTGCTGCTCAGAACGAGCTTTTTGTACACGCAATCTTTCTTTTTCAACGGCCAATTGTGCTAATGCAGCATTTGCTTCAGCGATTTTATCGGTATCGCCAGCATCATACGCCTCTTTCAGAATACGCTTTGCAGCGACCTCTTGAGTTTCCACACGAGAGCCATATTCATTGATATAGCCCTTGTCCAGATCCTCCAGACGCTTGCGAAGCTCTTCATTCTGAGCCTTCATTTGATTAGCGTAATTATAAGCGGCTTCACTCTCTTCAAGAGCCTGCTTACGTTTGGCCGTCAGTTGATTAATGCGCTTCTGCACATTGTCACTGTAATTTTCTAGCTCTGAATCCTGATCTTCAGAATCACGAACAATTGTTCCTGTTTCTTCTGAATCTTGAGCTTCGACTTTTACTTCGCCGCCTTGCTCTTCAAATTCTACAGAAACATTTTGCTCTTCAGCTTGTTGGTTTTCTTCGTTCATTGCCATGCTCCACACTATACATACGAAATATCGGCAGGGTCAAGGATAGTAGCGATAATGTTATCGTCATTTATGAGGCGAACCTCTAAACCATCCACTTTAAACCTATTTCCTGCATATCTACCCATAAGAACCCAAGATTTTTCACCACACCATGCCCCTGTTGGGAATTTTTGGGCATCTTTGTATGCGTCTGGGCCGACTTTTACGACGTAAGCTGCAACAGTTGCGAAACTTTCGCGCTCCCGCACTTTATCTGGGATGATAATGCCTCCAGCGGTCTTAGCTTTCATGTAATAAGGAATTACAAGCAAGCGATATCCAACAGGTTGAGGCAACCGGTCAAGAGCAGAAGCCTCCATCTTTGATGGGTCTTCATTATTCTTGCTATCGGCCTCATCATCTTGGAAGGCTTGATTAATCGCTGGGGGGATATCTGTCTTTGGAGCTTCAGGAGATTTTGTCATTCTCTCCGGTACAAATAGCTTTTTAGCCATCTTCTAGTTCCACACCTTTCATCGCGGCTCTAATAAGATCCTCACATTGAGTCAGTCCGCGTACTTGACCCACTATGAACCGGTAGTCCTGAATGGTTTCTACCGCACCATCCGCCAGCCTTTGCGTCATGTCCGCTTTTTGCTGACGTATGTCCTTTAGCAGATACTCTGCAAGATTCAGAGCGTCCATTATTTTTTACCAAAAAACTTTGTCGCTGACCTCACAGCAAAACTGGCGCTTACAATCACGCCCAAAGTATATTGATAGTAATCTGGCATAGCCTCCAAGGCAGCAAAGCCTTGCGCCACAATCTCCCTGCCCCAATCACCACAGAAGGCTAAAATTAAGGGGATGCTGAACAAAATTGTTAACCACTCGTCTTTCCACGAATTTTGGCTACCTTTAGCCATCAACTTTTCCCAGTCGGCAGTCGATGTCGCCGCAGAAACCATAACAGCAGCTTCCGCTTCGGCCTTGGCCTTGGCAACGGCAGACTTGCCGCGCTGCTCTTCTGTCTTTTTGTCCATCCATGAGCTAACCAACCCGCTCACAGGACCAATCAGTGCTTGTAACATAATGCCCTCCTAACCCCTTTTACCCATGAGAGCAGATGCTCCCATGTAGGCACCCACAATGCCTGCGCCACTAATATAGAAAAGATTGCTAATATCTGAAAGAGCATTCACTCTTTCTATGTCCACAAAAAACATGGCCGCAGTAAACGCCGCCATAGCGGCAAGACTAGCAGTTGCCATACGACGTTGAGCGCGAAGCTTACGCATTTCATGCTCTGCCTGTCGTATTTCCTTAGCGTGAGCAAGTTCAGCATCAGTTATCTCTCCATCACCGTCGAGGTCATACTGCGCGTAAGTTGTTCCTTCTTCAAACTTTTTAGGTGCCATTTTTGCCTCCTAAGTCACACGAAACTTTCTTTGTTTCCTTACGCGCCCTTGTCCACGGCAAACACCACCGCCCTTGGAAAAACCAAAATAATATTGGCCATCTGCATCTCTTTTGTAAAAAGGCTTCCCCTTCATAGACTGAGGACGATCATACAGTTCTTTCAGAATACTGAGTTGCAGATCAGAAAGCCCTGTAGCCATCTGGTAGATGGGGTTGTCTCTACCGGGGCGGCGATAATCGTCATCATTCCTGTCAGCCATTAGCTTTTCTTACTGGCTTTTTTCGCCGCTGGCTTCTTTTTGGCTGCGGCTTTTTTCGTTGGTTCTTTTTTGACGGACTCGCTTGCGACAGAGCTATCGCTACCGCCTGTCTCTGCGGATACCCCTCCGATCTCAGCTTGCTGATGTTGCTGCTGATCGTCTTCTGGCTTTTGCCTTGCTTCAAGGGCATGACGACGCTCCACTTTTTTAGCTTTTTCGACTTCAGCGACTTGGCGTCTAATTGAACTAGCTGACATTACTGCCTCCTATTTCTGATATTCGCGGCTGCAATATCACGTTGCGCTTGCACACGATCTTCAGCCACCCTAATGCGCTCTTCATTTGCCTCTTCCTGCAAATCAAGGCGCTGTTGTGCGAGAAGAACGTCATTACGCTCTTTCTCACGATCCATATCTTGCTTTTCTTCGAACTGGCGAGATTTTTCCTGAATCTCGGCCCCTCGTAGAGCTAACTCCTGCTGCCTGATCGCTACCAATGGGTCAGTGTTGTCAGCAGGAGCTACTGCTTGTGCATACTGTTCAGTCAACTCGCCAATCTTGACTGCTGCAAGATCGTCAATTTGTGCCTGAATTTGCTGCATCATCATCGGATCCTGCTGCAACATCATTTGTGCTTCAGGAGGCATAGTTGCCATAATTTCTTGCTGTGCCTGCACCTCAGCCATCATTCCAATATGCTCTGAAATGTGGCCCTGAAGCGTCATAACAATATTTGCATTAGCTTGTGCGACAGGAGTCGCCAACATGGCTAAATGAGCCTCAATATGAGCGGCATGATTCTGCTGCGGGAAGGCTTGCAACCTTTGATTACGCAACGCCTCCTGATTTTCACGAGCAGGGTTCATTGGCTGTGGTTGAGGCGGTTTTGGCAGTATGGAATCAATGTTTGTAACCCCAAGAGCCTCATACATTTTGTAATATGCTTGATATAAGCCCTGTGGCCCACCGTGAATCTCTGGATTGGACTGCACAAGCTGCAATTGTGTCTGCGCCAAAGCAATTCTTTGCGACATAGAGAAGATATTCGGGTCAGAAACCGGCAAAACATCAATTCTAGCGTCAAAATCGCTTTGCATGATCTCTGGAGGAGCGCCGGGAACCGCATATGGGTACACAGGAGCGCTAAATTTGGCAAAAACATTAGCCAAAAGCTTAAATTCTATCTTCTGAGAGTAATGAAGACGCTTATGAATGGCGCTCATTACCTTTGTGCCACGCTCCATGATGGCCATTGTCGTGCCAACAGGTGTTTCACCACCCATTTCGCTGATTTTCATGTCAGCCATAGACGCAAAACGGCGTCCAGAGTCAACAAGAGTGCCAAGAAGGTTGTAAAGCGTCCCTGACGGCTCTTTGAACGGCAAAGTCATAATGGATTGACGAATATCCATACCAGCGGCGTCGATATCACGGAACTCACCGGGCTGAAGTGGCTCATCTTCGTCCCTAATACGCGCACCACGCGCCTTAAAACCAGCGGGTAGGTTGGATAGCGTACCAGCGTCGATAAGCTGTCGTAGGATGCTCGTAGAAGCTTGGGACAGCCCTCCAATCATGTGGGTCAATCCAAAGCCGTAGAAACCAAGTCCGGGCAAAAACTTATAATGAACAAAGTATTGCTGACGACGCACTAACGCATCGTTCTGGTCATAGTTTCTACGAATAGCCAAAACATCGCCAGTGGCTTCAAGAATGGTCACAATGTAAGGCAACTTTAGACCGCTTGCCTCACCAAATGCGTCCATGTCCTCGAAACCATCAAGATCAAGAGATGTATGAACCTCATACAACGTCATCTCCTGAGAAGGGCCAGCTATCTGTACGCCCTGCGCTTCATCAATGGATTCTTGAACTTCCGAATAATTGTTCTGGTTTCCACCATCTGGCAAATCAACATCACGATAAAATCCAGCAATCTGCATCTTGCGGATTTCGTTACTATCCATGCGAATAACATGCGTGATGCGCGGAGATGTGAGCAAATCAGTTGCACCGTAAGGCACAACAAGGTCTTCAGCATGAACAAACTTGCTCACACCACGCTGAAGAAGCGGGTCAAAGTAAACTTTCTTGAAAGTAGAACCCACAATCGGCAGGTAGAACAGCATCTGATCTGTTTCGGGATCATACTCTTCCATCTCGTAGGTGAGCATGTAATTCATGTAATCTTTTACACGTTCAGCCTGTTGAGCAACATCTGGCGTTTCTACACCAACAATCTGACACCGCACAGGCCCACCTGACGGCAACATTTCACGATAAGCTTGTGCTTGGAACTGCGTTACAGACTCTGAAAGCAGAGGATGCACAACACCAGTGGAGCCTTCAAACGGCTCACTTCGCTCGTCATACTCCATGCCCAGAAGATCAATGCCACGCTTGTATGTGTCTTCCCAATCTTTTCGTGACGACAAATCTTCTTCGATGTCGCTAACTAAATCACTAGAGACACGCATAAGTTCAGAGTTGTCGATATAATCTGCCAAGTTGGCGTCGAAAGGAACTTGCGCTACCTCAATCTGCTCTTCGATCTCCCCAACCAAAACAGAGCCATCTTGCATCTGTTGAATATCTGGGTTCTCAGGAAGCATCGGAGGAACGTCAACTTGCTCTGGCATCGCTCCATTAACAAGCAACTGATCTCCACCAGCGCCAATCCCTCTTTCAATAGCCATTATTCACTCCTATAGGTGAGGCTGACATCGGCGCTACTTGGTGTGGGTCAAGCAGCCGTGCCGTCGAAGGGCAAGAGACACAAAGCCAGACGCCAGCCTCTTTGCCCTTATACAACATATAGTTACCTCACACCACGGAACTGTGTGCCACGCTCGGCAGAACGACCGCCACGGCAAACAGCGCCACCTTTTTTAAGCAGCTTGGGCTTACTACGATCTCGCGTAGTCATCATGCCAAGACCACCACCTGTAGTGATTTTTGCTGGCCCCATACCGACTGTAGCGCGACTTGCCTTCACACGTTCCTTCCGCCTTTTTTCTTCTTGTCTGCGAAGCTCATCAATCTCTGCGAGACGGCTAAAATTCCTTGCTTGTTCAAAATTAGAAGCTGGCTTTCCGGGGGTTTTGTCAATATCTAAGGGCTTTGCAGCTTTTTGACCGTCACGACGTTCTGATGCCCTTCTTCGGTTTTCTTTGCGCTGCCGCTCTTTTTCATCCCTAATTTCTGCCGGAGAAGCGCCTGCCATGCCGCCGCTCTGCATTTTCTTTGGTGTTTTTATATTTGTTACAGCAAGCTCTGGCATTGTTCTGATTGTCCCATCAGGAAGACGAAACTTCCCTGTGTGAACAATCCTTCCACCTTTAGGCGCAATTATTGAACGTTCACCTTTTTCTCTTTTAGCCATCACTTTACTCCTTTGAATGAGCCGCCACGCTTAGACATAACAGCGCCACCGTTCTTGTACTTCTTCGCGGCTTGCGGGTTCATCTTCACCTGAACTTCTTCAGGCAGCTTGGAGAAACCCTTGTATTCAGGTGGAACAGCGCCGCCGTCTTTAAATCGAGGCGCGATTCTCTCTTTTCCACCACGTTTAATTGGTTTTCCACCCCTTAGAGCTTTTGCAAATTCTATTTTTAGAATAGTCGGTAAATTTCTTAAAGGATCCGCAGCAACCATAGTGTCAACAATGTTACTACCGCTTCCTTGTCCAAAACCTTTTCTCTTAGCCATCAATAATACTCCTTACGCCTTCGGTATGCGTGAATATCCTCGTCCTCATAATCAGCACGAGTACGAATAAAACCGCCTTGTCTAAAACGAAGTATAGCCTGTGTCATGCTATCGGCCAAGTCATCGTGTTCGCCGTTAGGAAACGACGCACATTCCTCAATGACCTCTTCTGCCCATCTAGACTCTGGCGACCATACCATGCCACTCTCAAAGACAGGCGCACAAGCATTCATACGAGAAAACTTGTCAGCGCCCCTGCCGGGGGTAAACGCACTCACAGGGATTCCCATCTGGCGCATCTCATGTGTGAGCGGCGTACCAGACGCCTTTTGCTCAATCAAAACCATATCAGGGTCGTAGTCCTTATAGAGCCTCAAAGCTGCATCTTTTAGCTCTGGGAACTCCCATCGTCCTTTTTCCGCATCCAAGAGAATGATCGCAGGCTCTTCACCCTCGTCCGGATAAAAGATTCCCCACGTTGTAATAGCGCTATAGTCTGCTCTTTCGCTTTTTGTAAACGCCGTGTCATAGCTCTGAATAATGTATTCACACGGCGGCGGATCATCAGCTTCCCAAACATTCCACCACTCCCTTTTAATGATTGCACCTTCTTCGGCTGTCGGATTTTGGAGGTATTGTGCATTCCACTTACTAACAGGAATACTTGCCCTAACACCTTCTAGCTCGTCCCTGCTCCAAAATTCTGGCCACAACACGTTGTCTGTATCGGGGAAGATCGCCGGAAACTCCACAACCTCCCACTGGTCCGCTCCGCCCTCGGCCTGCTTCTGCAATACCTTCGCGGTCAAATCCCTGATCGACCACCTCGTCATCACGATGATGATTGACCCGCCCGGTTGTAGTCGCTGTCTCGGTCCTGATGTGTACCATTCGTAAATCCCATCCAACGCGGTGGGAGACAACGCATCCTGCTCTGATACAGGATCGTCAATGATACAAAGGTTGGCACCACGACCTGCCAGCGCACCGCCTACACCAACAGCGTAGTATTCGCCACCTTCATTCGTAGACCAGCGACCACTAGCTTTAGCGTCCCTAGCCAATTCGATCTCAGGAAAAACATCACGGTAAATCTCACTGTCGAGAAGGTTCTTCACCTTTCGACCAAAGCCAACTGCAAGCTCGGCAGTGTGCGTCGCCTGAATGATCTTGGTATGAGGATCACGCCCCATAACCCACGCAGGAAACAAATAACTCGCAAATTCAGACTTCGTATGACGAGGCGGCATGTTCACGATGAGCCTTTTTAGCTCACCCTTGGCAACACGCTCTAACTTCTCAGCAAAAATCTTGTGATGACTGCCGCCAATAAAACTTGGCCAAACATGGCGAACAAACTCCAGAAACTCACCCTGAAGCTTATCACGCTCATGTAATTCTTTGTATTTGTCCAGATGCTTACTAAGCTGTTCTAACTCAGCATCAGTAAGGTATTCTGTGTTTATGTTAAAGGCTTCGTCCACAGCCCTACGCTACTTTCAGCGCCTCCAAGAAATTACTCGCGGCCTGATCCAAAACTGCGCCACCATCTTGCATGGCCCTTGGAGCCGGACGGTTAAAGATTGCCAACAAATCCAAGAACGACTGCGGAAGCCCAACAGACTGAATTGGATCAATGCTTGGCGCGGTCAAAATGGGAGCAGTCAAACGAGGCGCATTAACAGTTACAGGATCACGCGGCGAAGGAACCACAACATTTGGTGGAGTTGTTGGAGTTCCAGTATCACGAACAATCATGTTCGGAGGCGGAGGTGCGGCAGGTGGCTGTGCTGGTGCTGCCGGAAGCGGCTGTAAAGCCCTCGGCGCACGTTCATCGCTGTCACCGCCTGCAACTTGCGGCGTCACGATGTAAGCCCCGGTACCTTCTTCAACAGTATATGAACTCCCATCTGCACCAAACGGGTTATAGCCGGGGCGTCCTGTGTAAACCTTGGTGCCAAAAAAGCCATCACCAACATAACCAACAATCTGATTGGTATCAGCAGCCACAATCGGTGTTCTACCTTTATTTACAACGTTGTCGAAAATATCAGTCGTTCTGCCAGTGATATTATTAACATTAAAACCGTCTACACCCATGCGGTTCTCAAGGTCTTCAAGCCTGTTAACAATGCGATCTTTGCCGTATTTAACTTCGCCAGCCATCAACAGCCCAAGCGGATCGGGAGGCACAAGACCTTCGGTAGTGCCGTCTTGACCCGTCAAAAGAACAGATGAATCTCCCCTAGCTTTCTGATCCAAGGCAAACTGTTCCATTGGAGTAACGGACAAAACGTTCGCTCTTGGATCAATGATTGGTGCTTGAACACCACCATTCCCAAAATCAAAATCATCAGCGCCCATGCCCATGTAAGGCTTTGCTAGCGCAAACGCCTGAGCATCTGCGTATTGCTTAGGACTCATCGTTGTACCCTTTACAACCAAAGCAGATGTTGGACGATCAGACAAAGTGCCGGGATAATCTAAATTTCCTGAAACTTCTTCTAAACCTTCATTAACCAACGGACTAATTGTACGAGCGGCGTTGCGAGTTTCTTCGATAAATTCCGGTGGACCTTGTAGCAGATTCGTTGGCGTGTACCCAAAGCCAAAGCCAAGATCAGGTGTTTCGCCAAAATTCACAGGGGCAACACCAGAAAAATCTCCAGCACTGTCAGGAACGTCAGAATTTTTTCTCATGAAATCAGCAACACCCGCCTGAATCTCTCTGTCTTTCTGCATGATGCTGTCAAATAACTTTTGATCCTCAGTCCGCATGTCAGGCAAAGGTTTGCTGCCCGTTGGCACAGAACCGGGAACAAAGTTTGCTTGAGCAGCATTCATAGCCGCAATGATAGGATCAGCTTCTTCAGCAGAGATTATGCTCTTCACTTTACTCCTTTCGTCGTCACTGCCGCCATCATCACCGCCACCGAACGGACTATCAAAAGGATCAGGGAAGCCAGCATCACGCATAGCTTCTTCTATGCCCTCGTTGCTATACTCAACCTCGTCTGCCGCTGCTGCCGCTTCCGCTCTCTCACGCTGCTGTTCAGCAATGCCACGACCACTTTCAAAGCTTTCGCCACTCTTAAACGTAACACCACCACGCTGCATACCAACAGGACCACCATCCTCGAATGGCAAGCTGAAGTTAGCCATGATACCTAAAGAATCATTCAACCCACCCCGCTGCACAACAGGACGAACACTAAATGTGCCACCCATGGGGCCGGGGGCTTGTACGCCTCTCATAATACCGCCTGCAAAATTCATGGCATCTTGCAACTTGGATGGAGATTGCTCCATAGGAACATAATCAGTGTTCATAAAACTGCCGGGGGCGAAATACTGTGACAGCCCAACTAACGAACGATCAGGATCATTGTAGCTGCGATTTGTGGTGTACAAATCTTCAGCAAGCTGAAAAGCATTCCCAATCTTGTTAAGAACGTTTTGCGGCGGATTATAAGTATCTTCAGAATCATCAAAAGACGGCGTTATGTTATTGCCGCTACCACGACTAGCATCAATGACATTCGTTGTGCCACCAACCATTCTAGGACCAACAGACTGACCAATCTTGCCCTCCATGGCATACGGATCGGCTACGCCGCCATTAGCCATCGGCACAGGAGCAAAAATGTCTACTTGATCCATGGGGGACGGCATAGGTGCCGGAAGCATAGGGGCAATTGGCGCAGTAGTAGGTTGGACCTGCATCCCCTGCATGAACGACTTGAACTGCGCTCTTTGACTGGGATTTGTCCTGATGTCTAACTGCGCTGGTTGTGGCGTTGCCGCCTGCGGCGGTGCCATCGGCCCCATAAAATTTGCCATGCAACTGCCCCTTTGATGAAAATCTAAGGGGAATCATATGTTATTCAGGAAATTTTGACAACAGATAGTCAATCTCCTTCAAAGACTGACGCAACAGCTTGTCAGTCTCAGCGTCCATGCCCTCATGTGAGTCAAGAGCCAAACACAAACGACTAAGACGATCACGGTCAAAAGCCGTCAGGGTACCTTGAGACGCTAGGGTACCTTCGCCATTCTCATTCTTGCCCTTGTGTATGTAACGCAAAGACAACTCAACCGACTTCGGTATGTCCTTAACGCCAGTCTCATAATAACAATACATCCGGTGACTTATGCCCAAGGCACGAGCCAACGCAACCTGCGTCATGTTCATCTCACTACGCCTGCTGCGAAGCTCGTCACCGCCCCACATGCTGTAAGACTCTTTAGCCTTGTACATGCTCTATTTCCTCCAACATCCCATGACGCATCATGTCGAGAGCAAAGCTCTCATCGTTGTCGAAACGAACAGTCTTGCCGCTCCAATCACATGCCAAAGCAGCAGCAGTACGCCGCCACCTGTCAGGATCAGATGACCAAGACCTACTCACCTCACCCCACGCATCCAAAAAGCCAGTAGCATCCGCAGAGTCAAACTCAATCGGATCACCACCAATGTTCAATCTAAATCTAGGCACTTTGCCCTCCTCTGATAGTTGATGGCCATAACTTAATGCAAAGATTGCTATTGGTCAATGACAAATATTTGGGAGATTGTTTAAGGGAAAGTTGGTGCAGCCGTGTGTCCGGTACGCTCTGACAGTCAGCGGGGGCCATATACACCCGTCCCCGTTGGCGTGGCGCGGTGTTTTGGTGGCAGGGTACCTGAATGGCCTATTGCTGGCGATTTAAGGCCCGTACAGGCCGAACAATTGTTCTGGTACTAGGTAGGTACCAGACAAAAGAAAAGACCGCCAGCGGCGGCCTTTTGTATTTTGGGGAATTCCCGCCTTAGCGGCGGGAATAGAGATTTTTGCGTCCCTGCCAGTATTCAAAGCACTGGTCTGACAGACCATACCAGATGGTAGCGGGGGCGCGGCGCGTGACTGGCAAGAGCGGGATATCAGCCGCCGCATTACGCACGGTGTATTCGCGCAACACTTCATAGCCGCTTAGATCATGCCGCCCGTTGCTGGCACCGTAGGCATTGCCATAAACCTGTTGGTTATGGGTCACGACGGCGGCTTGTCCATTGTGGCCGGTAGCATCCAGCCGCTGGCGGATTTCAGTAATGCGGGGGCGGACGGTATCAGCATCCCAGCCCGTGGCGCTGATTATTTCCTGCACCGTCGCGCCACCGTCGCGGCGGCACATGGAATATATCAGGCCAATACGGCTATTACGGCGGAACAATTGGTCTGGCGTCTGGCGCGTATCGTTTGCGCCGCCAATGGCATCCCAGTCAATGCGGCCAGCGGCGCTGGTCATAAACAGATTTTCCAACAGGGTGAGCCACTGCCAAAGCTTGTCCGCGCTCATAGTCATGGGCGCTTGGCGGAATTCAATGGTGCCATGCCGCGCCCATGTATCCAGCGACGCCACTGCAAATTTTGGGCTAGTAGGTGACAGGACGCCAGCGGCGGCACGGGCGGCATCTGCCACGCTGTCACCGCCAGCCTGCCAAAAGCGGTTGTAACCGCTACCGTCTGCAACGTGGGCGATAGACCGGCATGCCCAATTGGCACCATTGGACGTGCGACGCCATGCGGGGAAACAAGCGTTAAATTCGCTTTCGTGGGCGGCATAGCGCGCTATCACGTCCTTTGCCAGTGCAAGCGGCATAACGTCTAAAGTCTCACCGTTGTCATAGCGGCCACTGGTAGCCATGGCGTCACGCGCTACCATCCAATGCATATCTGGCGAAAGCGCCGCGCCGTCAATTGGCGTATTGCCAACGTGGCAATGCATGCCAACGTGTATTTCACGCTGCCACTTGAATTGATGCCAGCCACGTCCGCCAAGTTCTTCGATGGTATTCAGCAAACGCTTTATGTCCGCCTTGGCTTGCGCGGACCGTGGGCTGAAAGTGGGCGTGACGAATTCCACGGCCACGCCGTGGGTGGTTTCTTCCTTATACTGTATCCAGTCAAAGCCACGGTCACGCAATTCACGTCCCCACTTTTCAACGCTCCAATTTTCATCACCGGCTTTGAAAGAAGCGGTATCGTTATATTCTGTTTTTTGGTCCCTCACCCTTTGACTATCGCCACTGCCAACGTTGGCGCGGACATTGTGTGCAGTCTCGAATTCGGTACCCATGGGCAAGAAATTTGTCTCAAGATTGATAGAAGTCATTGTTTTTACTCACTTTTTTCGGTTGTGGTAGGGCATAGCTTCGCCCCATGTCCTAGTTTATATCACAGGCAATGATTGCAAACAAGCATTTTAAGTGTTTGTTTTTAAACGATAAATTAATTTTCTAGAACAATTGTTCAAAAAAGAAGAAAACGGGTGATGTTATGGAGGAGAGTGGGAGGATGGCTAGATCCATAAGCTGCGCCAGAGATCCCCGATCCCGATCCCCGATGCCCGATGCCCGAACAATTTTTCCGGTAGTGAGATCCCCAGATTCAGGCACAAAAAAACCGGGCAACCATAAGCTGCCCGGCACATCCCCGATCTGTAGATTTATTGAGTTAGCTCTTCGTGTACTGCCCGGAGAAACTGGTCGTCATCCGGGAAGCTCTGGCGATACTCGGTATCGTAACGATGAGTTTGTGTGTCTTTGCCATCGTAGAACCGTACCACTGTATCTAGTGTTCCATCATCAATGATCCAGATGTTTGGTGAAACGCTTGCATAAAACATTGTCTTTCTCCCTATTGAAAGAGTGTGTTGTAATCATACGCGTAGAGGAAATCCTCAAAAGACTCATTCGTCTGCAACTTCCACAGTTCCCATCCATGCCTGAAGATATCTGCACAATCTCCCTGCAAGTAGAATGACCATCCTGCTTCAATTTCTTTAACTGTCAGACCATGGATGCCTTGGTCGTCTAATGTGTATCCACCAATAAGCATTTGCTTTCTCCTTTTCTCGGTTGATGTATTATTAATAAAGCAATCATTGCGACTCGTCAAGTATCAAATGATACTTTTTTTTCTTTTTTTTGAACTCAGGATCTTCGCAAAGTAGACGAACAATTGTTCGGGTTCGGAGGGATCCGGGGAGATTCAGGCACAAAAAAAGGGGAGCTAGAAGCTCCCCTTAAAACCCCGAACAATTCCCCGATCACCAGAGTCTGTTTTGATCTCTCCAAGAATGCTGGTATGCCTCCCACAGTGGTTCTTCCTCCATGCCGAAGTCCCGATATCCCCGAAGAATAGTATCAAAATAGTCATCATATGGTGGCACAATCTCATCGCTATTCATGCGATAGGTCATCAAGCCACAGATTTCCTCCTTTCTATACAAGCGCGGGAAGCCTTCATATCTGTCGAGATTCTTCTCGTCACGAGAAGTAATGTCCCACAATCCACACATCAGCAGGCTGCCCTCGTGTGGTTCGATATCGGCTACGCCCCGAAAGACGAGTCGCCAGTTTTCTAGCGTAAACTTGCCCAAGGGTTTAGCGTCGGGGCAGCGCCCCGACATTTGCTCTTGATTCAGATTTGATCCATACGCGAAATAAAGCATCACATGCCCTCTACCAAGTCCAGAGCGTCCTCAATCAATTCGTCGTTGAGACGTTCTAAATCGTTAGCCGGTACGATCTCCTTAATCATTTTTGCTGCGTAAGATGGTGAACAGTCCGAGTCGCAAGCTGTGTACAGCACGAACTCAGAGATCACGAAGCTACGCATCCGGCGTTTGTTGTTTTTGTTCTCTTGGATGAACGCTACATTCCTGCGGTAGTGTTCCTCGCCATTGTAAGAGCCATCCAACCAGCAGCGGAAGTAACGCCGCGTCGGACAGTTAGCGTCAAACAGGTTGTCAGATAAGTCGTTTGCAATTCTTTCTTTGATGAGCATTACGCCCTCCTCTCAGTTGATGCCTTATATATAGGCAATCATTGCAAAGCTGTCAACAAGAAAAAACAGAGAAAAGTATCATATGACACTTTTGCTGAGGGGACTGGCGGAAACGAACAATTGTTCGGGTTCTGAGCTGCGGACAAAAAAAGACCCCCCAGCCGCCGGTAGCTGGAGGGTCAGATTCAGACCTTCACCCTATATAGAAAGCCCGAATCTATTTCTTGTACATCAACACGGCTCCGAGTCCGAGGGTTGCGACCGCGATGTACATTAGCCCGACATGAATCCAGAACGCTGTCTCGTCCACCGGCTCTACTCCCGTTAGCAATACCAGCAAGAACATTCCGATTGTGGCGAACCCAAATCCTAACTTACGCATATTGTCCTCCTTTTCAGTTGACTCATTATATATAGCAACCATTGCGACCCTGGTCAACAACAAAAAGCACTTTTTTTATTTTTTTTTGGAACGAACACGGAGATCCGGGGAGCTTCGAATAACACGAACAATTGTACGGGTGCGGGAGACCCCCGGTGGAGGATCCGGGGGCCGCCTTTTAACCGAACAATTGTTCGGGCCTTCAGGGAGATCCTGATCCATGCGTAAGACCCCGGCCCGATCCCGAACAATTGTACGAGTTTGGCCCGGCCCCCGAAAAGGCCCGGCCACTGATCGCACCCAATGGCCGGGCGAGTCGAGGGAGGAATGGACAATGATAGCCCCGATGACAGCCCCGATGTCAACCCGATCCCGATCAATCCCGATCCCGATGACCCCGATGCGGCCCCGATCCCGAACAATTCTTCGGAAACCCGATGATCTCCGCCTCCTCCCCCCGCATGGTGTGGACAGTGGGATTTAGTGGGACTTACGCTATCTCACACTATATCTTGTGGGTCATGTTCAATAACTTCTGTATCTGGTGTGACATTCACCATCCGAGACTCAGCTAAACGGCGGAACTCCTCCAGTTTTTGACTGATTTCCTCCTTAGTCGCTGCCGTCACATCCTGCTTCACAACATGCTGCTTGTTGATAAGTAGCCCTGCTGCCTTCAAGCGTAACTCTTCAGCCCTGATTGCTTCGCTCAGTTTACCGGCCTGCCATGCCTCATCCCTGATCTTTTTCAGATCGCGGATAGACTTGTCCACAGTGACGCCGAACTTGCTTTGCGCCTCCAGCCTCATCTCTTGCAGGCGCTCCTGCACGACGCTGTTCTGTAGCAAGCGCACAGCGGATACAGATGGGTTCTTGTACCCAGCCTCTCGCGCTGCTGCTGTTTGTGTCATGTCTTTGTGCAGGTAATTGTTCAGGAACTCCTGCTGCATAGGCTTCAGACGTTTCAGTCCAGCCAGTGATGCTTCTTTGGATAGGTTCTCGCCAACCTTCGGCATTATGCGCTCCTAGTAGCTTAAATGGATGATCTTCGGATTATCATCGTCTTGGTAATAGAATGCACCGCCTTCGGTTTGTTTCCATCCGGCGTTCATCATTCCTTGTCTTTCTGCTTTCTCGTCCAACATCTTTTCGATCATTTGTTCGTACTTCGCTATTTCGTCTGTCTCGTCGTCCATATTTCACCTCGCGCTACAGGGGGAAGGTTCGTATACCTTCCCCCCTATTTATAGGGGTAAAAAAACCAAAGTTGTAAGTTTCAATGTTTTCAATAACTTACAACCCCATTTTTGGTTACTTTTAGCAATCACTGCCACCACTAAGTTGTAAGTAACAAGCCATTGAAAACATTGAACTTTATGAACTTACATCCATTTACTTACAACTTTGTAACCAACTAACACAAACCAGAACGAAACAAGAACCAGAACAATTTTACTGGTTACGTTGCATGCTCTGCGCTGTCGGACAACTCGTCATAGATTTTGTACTTCACGCGATCCCATGCCTGACGAACTGTCGCCTCCTCTTGTGGCAGACTATCCAATTGATCGTTATCGCTCAACTGCCCAAACTCAGCGTCGGCCATGGCGCGTAAAACCGCCACGGCCTCGTAGTATGTCAGCACAAGATGGATACCACTATCAATCTTGTTCATCGTCTTCCTCCTCTGCATCGCGTTCTAACATCCGCGCTTCGTACACGGCCTCTTCAACGTAGCGGAAGGGGCCAGCCACTGTGATGTCCAACTTGGTGTCCACCACATAGCTTTTGTAGAAGCCCTCTTCAGCAACTGCAAACCTTGTCTCACTCATGATCTGCCACCTCCATGATGCTAACGCCTGTATCGGCGCGGAAGTTATGTGCCAACTCGTCCAGCAGGAGAGACGCCTTAAAAGACGCCATGCCCCACTGCTCCTGCTTGCGATTAATCTCTGCGTCGTCCAAGTGACGCAAAATGTCGTTCAGCCTTTCGTAGATATACACAACGTCCACACGGCTCTGCTTGCGAATATCCTCATCCATAACGAACCTCCCCAAATACACCAAGCTGGAAGATGTGGTCAGCGTCATTCGCGTCCCAATCGCCATTGGTCATAATGATCATCTTAACGTCATCAGACAAAAGCTTGATGCCGTCGTAGATAACGTCGAACGTCTTGACCTTGACAGTCTCGCTGTAGACACGGGAGTCGAACTCATCCGCGCCGTGGTAGATCGTCACCTCAAAGTTTTTTGCGAGATGCGCACCGCTCTTCAGTTTTGGTACGCTGCCCTCAAGAAGCCAGCTACTATCGTCGTAGTCGATCTTGTCCACCCAGTAATTGCTGCCACCCTCAAGGATGGTAACCCACAAGTCTTCAAGGGTGGTCTTCCACCATAGATCAGACTTGCTGTAAGTAATCGTGATGTCCCTATTCATCAGTGCCTCCTTCGGTTGTAGTCTTATATAGTTAATAGCAATCAATGCCTATGTCAATACAAAAAAATAGGGGGCTTTCGCCCCCATAGTTTTATGCTGCGTCTTCTTCTTTCTCATCGCGCAGGATCATTGCCATCTCTTCGATTGGCGTCATGTCCAGCCCAATGTGTTCAGCGGCACCACGGTAGCGGTTGAGCCACGCTGCAAGCTGCACACCAGCCTGACGCCGCAACTCTGCCTGTGACTCTTCGCTCTCAGGATCGAATGGCTCGTAGCCACCGCCCTGACGCCGTGTCGTCACTGGCGAGATGTACGCCGGATATTCAGTCACCTTAATGTGACGAACATCGCTTTCGATCACCTCAGTCTTAGCCACAATCCGCAGTCCAGATGCGAACCGCCGTGCCAAGTCCAACTTGGCTTCATTCAGCAACTCGTCATCACGCCCATGGAAAGCATGATAGGCTTCGTGATCAGGATGATCAGCCAACCAATCAATGAATTCCTGCGGAACAAACATGTTCTTGCCTGTCTGCTGCAAGTAATCATCAATGATCCGCTGCTTCGTCTTCTTCGAAAAATAAGCCATTTTTACCTCCACATAGCTTACGAACAATTTTACTGGTTTGTCATGCCATGCCCCGCCAGAACTCATCAAACCGAGCAAACCGTGACCGCCATGCCAATCCCAACCCAATCGGGACTTGTCCCACGCTGCCCCGCCTTGCCAAGACCGCCTTGCCTCGCCGAGCCACACCGCGCCGAAACTTGTAGCGCCGTTCCTAACCACGACCGCCTTGCCTAGAGACGCCTAACCCTACCAGACCTGAACATACCGAGACCGCCAAGCCCGACCACGCCCGACCCTAACTAGACGCGACCGCCAAATCTCGCCGAACCCCGCCGAACCTAAACCGCCAAATCCAGCCAATCCTCGCCACGCCCCTCCATGTGATACCTATCCTCACCTTGACTTGACCGCCATGCCCTGCCTAGCCTCGCCGTGCTCTACCTGAACCGCCTTGCCACTCCAAAGCCCCAACATATCAGGCCGTACCTAGACCGCCCCGCCGTAACTGGCCCCGCCGTAACAAACCCGAACTTAGGTTGACAGACCACAACCGCCTGATCTCGCCACACCGCATCTCACCCCGCCTAACCGTAACAAACCGTACCTAAACCGCCTTGACCAACCTGACCGCGACTAACCGTGCCGTGCCGGACCGAACCCCGCCTTTCCTAAACAGAACCGCCAAACCCGACCTCGACATAACAGACAAAGCCATAACTAACCGCGACCACTAAATTTATTCTCCTCATTGTTTGTTTCCTCCTTTTGAAAAACAGGAGGGGCAACACCCAACAACATCCCGACCAACCACAGGAAAATGCTGCCCCTCCTTCTGTGAGGGGCGGCGAAGAAAAAGGACAAAACCCGCCGCCCCTATCTTGTTATGCTGCCCGACGCAGACGCTCTTCCTGCAAGAACTGCATCAACTCAGCAGTCTGGCTATCAGCGCACTCCGGCTGCTCCATGGCAAGCTGCTGGATATCACGCGCTTCATGCGTGATGTTGTCCCACAACTCCTGATATTCGCCCATGTCTTCAGAACTAGCGACAGCGAAAGTGCCATACGAACCGCGACCTTTCTCCTGACGGAAGTCACCGATCCCGACCATCTGCCCTGCATTATTCAGCAGCGACATGATGGAATAAGCACTGAACGTTGGCGTTACAAAGCGGATGTCTACTTCCGCAACCCACTCAGGAAGAAACGCACGAGTACGCACATCTGGTGTCTTATTCATGTCAGCCGAGCGCACGAT